TTCTCACTCACTCACCGGGGCAGCTAAGCTATTGATAACATTGGATAGTTGCGCGCGGGCCAGGATTTGATTGTCGGAAGTAAAGTATTTAGTTGGAGGTGGAACGCTCGCAGGAAAGGCCATTTTAAAACATTCCGGCGGGAAAGTCAAGCCCTCCCTGCGCTGCGCGCTCCGACTCCATGAACTTCAGAGATCACTTTAATTGCAAACCGCAACTAATTGTTTTGTGGAACATTACCAATTTGTAATTTGCAATCCGTTGTGGGGCTGGCTATTGTGTGCTTGTCCCAATCAAGGGACACCGATCAAAGGAGAACTAGACCATGCAATTTTACTGCGAGAAGGCCGTCCTAGCCACCTTGATATCGCTGAACTGTGCCATGTGGGTGTTGCTCATCATGGCTGTCGTGTCTTGGTTCGAAGGCTGAGGAGATCACCGCCATGAACAACCTTATCATTCAAATTGATGGCGTCAAGCTGACCATTCCTGTGGGTGCGCTTCGCCAGTTTGCGGTTGCGACTAAGCCCCTTCCGCTGCGACCCACCCCTTACACCGGACCAACCAATGTGCTGTTCCATAAGATCGAGAGCTATGAACCGTGTACTCGCACCGTAAATTGCTTCTTGAATGATGGGATTGAGTATGTCGGGGAGGTGATACAAAAGACAGAGGCAGAGTTGCTGGCTATGCCCAACCTGGGACGCAAATCCATAAATGAACTGAAGGAGATACTTGCTGGCAAGGGCCTCAGTCTCAACATGATTGTGCCAGCTTGGGTGAACGCAACCATTGTTGAAATCAAGAAGCGGAGTGCCGCAGCATGAGCGAGCGTCCGTTCTATTGGGTTCCCCGCTTTAAGCGGGGCGCTCTCGGCTGGACCTATGTGCGGTGGGGCCGCAAGCTTTGGAGGATTTGGTAATGACCAAGCAGCGCAAGCCCCACGGCGAACCGCTCTACAAGCTGGACCCGGTCTATGCTATGCGTGGCAAGATCAGAACCCTGCTTGAGGACATGACCAAGGACTATGCAGAACTCGCCAAGTCTGGTACATACCTGACCTACCGCTTGGCTATGTCGAAGCATTGCGCCGAAGCCAAAGGTATTTTGCACGTCATCGCTGCCTGTGAGGCATCACGTTTCAAGGAGGACATTATCTGATGGACACTATCCGTGGCGAACCCGAGTGGGTCAACTGGTCACAACGTGAATGGGAAATCGAGGAGGCCATGCAAGATGCGGCCACCGTCGGTGCCATGATCGACCATGATCTTTACCGTCTGTCCGAAGCCCTGCCCAGCAGCAGCGAGGAATGGGCCAAGCACCATGACCTCAATGACAAGCTGGAACTGGCGCACCATGAAATCCTGAAACTCTATGAGCACTTTAGGTTCTTGGGTGTGATTCGGTGAAGATGTATCGCAAGTACCTCATGGTACGCCCGGCCCAGACCTCGCCTGTTCAGGTGCGGTCTCCCAAGGGCCATGTTGTATGCCTAGCAAAGAACATCCGGGCTGCACACCAATGGATACACAACACAACGAAAGGCAAACGCAAATGAGCGACATCGCAGATAAAATCTACGCCGCCACCGGGCTGACGCTCAACGCAGAGGCGGCGGCTGCGATTGGGCGGCTGATCCAGCAAGCCCGGCGCGATGCGCGGGAACAAGTGGCGCGATACCATGATCTAATGGCGAAAATGGCGGGGTCATCAACCGAATTGCAGCGAAGATCATTGTGGGTGCATAGCGAGAGCGCCAAAGATATTCGGTCAGGAATAGATATTCGTGTGCTGGGAGAAAAAGAATGAGCGAAGACCATATCGGCGTTCAAATAAATGGCGTCCTGTATGTAAAATTTGAGGATGCCCAGAAGCTGCGCGAGGGCTGGGATAAAGCTGATGCGGAAAACGAAAAGCTGCGGGCGGCGCTGCGAGAAATTCGGAATAAAGCCCGCACAGGAAGGCCCCCCTTTATGTCAAGCAAAACCGACTTTTTTCAGATTGCGTCAAAAGCGCTGGGAGAAAAGGAATGAGCAGCATATCATTTAGGAACCATCGTCTGGCGGCGCTTGACTTCGGTGACTTGAAGGAACGCCGAGAAGATGTTAAGCGTGGTGACATCATGGGGTACCTAGTGTGGGAACCTGACATGGGCGAAGGCGAAGTCGTTCTGATCAAGCAGGTTGACGACTACTCGTGGTTGTCAATGCTTGATATGATGGGCGATTGGGTTGGCCTACTTCAACGGGAATATGATACAGCAAGGAGCAAGGACGATGAACCCCAATGAGATTAGTACATCTGATGCTACTGATGGGAGCAGCCCTTCTCCTTTAGAGAAGCTGACGCGCGCCCAGGTATTTGCCCGCGATCCCGAAAGCATAACTGAATATCACTTGCAGTTTGCAATCGAGGAGCTACGCAAGATCAACGAACGGAACCGCAAGGCCCGTGCCGACGACGCCGCCGTAACCGAGGCTGCGGCCAAGCTGAAGAAGACGAACGCCGCTTCACGTAAAAAGAAACCCGTTGCCTCCGTGGCAGCCAACATACTGGACACCCAACTATGAAACTAACAAACCGATTGCGCCTGCCTGACGTCATGGTGCGCGCCGTCAGCAATGACTCCTACACCAAGGGCAACGCTGACATATCTGTGACCGAATTGCTGTCGCCACCCCAGCTACGGGCGCTGCGCCTCAAGCATGGTGCCGAGATCGAAGAGGATGTGTCGGATAGGATGTGGTCCCTGCTCGGGCAATCCACCCACCACATCATCGAGCGGGCTGGCCTGCAAAGCTTGTCGTCTGTAAATGAAGTCACCGTCATGGCTGAGTACGCAGGCTGGAAGCTGAAGGGCCAAGCCGACCACGTTGCCCTCGACGAAGGCACGCTCTATGATTTCAAGGTGACGTCGGTGTGGAAGGTGCGCGACAACATCCCGGCACCCGAGTGGGTCCAGCAGACCAACATCTACAGGCGCCTGTTGCAGCGTGAGGTGGGGCTGTCCATCGAAGCCATCGCCATCATTGCCAACTTGCGCGATTGGACCAACAAAGAAGCGGGCCGTACGTCTGGCTACCCGCAAGCCCAGGTGGTGCGCCTAGACATTCCGCTTTGGGGCGAAGCCTACACGGATGCCTTCATCGAGGAGCGCCTGCGCCTACATCAAGCTGCCGATCCTGCGCCATGCTCCGACGCTGACCGCTGGGTCAAGCCCTCCAAGTATGCGGTCATGAAGCGCGGCGCACAACGTGCCGTCAGGCTGTTCGATACGGCGCAGGAAGCAGAAGAACTTGCATCGTCCTCGGCTGCGATGTATGTTGAGTACCGACCCGGCGAGGCAGTCCGCTGCCAGAACTGGTGTCCGGTATCCCGCTGGTGTTCCCAGTGGCAAGCCGATCCACGCAACACAACACAAACCCAATCGACAACGGAGTCTCTTTTCGATGCCAAAGTTTAACGAAACCGCGCCGCCTCCCCGCATCTTGCTTTGTGGGGAAGCAGCCTCCGGCAAGACCGGATCACTGGCCCAGCTTGCCAACGCAGGCTACCGCCTCATGATCCACGACTTCGACGCCAACACGCGCGTCATCGGTTCCTATCTGCGCGACAACGCAGCCGACGTTTACGTCAGCACCTACGCTGCCGCCAAGATCACAGGCACCAACCTGTTCACAGGCGCGTCCGGCCAAGCAACCAAGCAGGCGCTCGATGAGATGCGGCGCTTCTGCAAGATGCTCGAACACTGGAAGGTGGTGGGCGGCGAGGACCTGGGGCCATGCGCGTCATGGACTCCGAAGGACGTGGTCGTCATTGACAGTGGTACCTTCCTCGGTGAACTGTTGCTGCTCGCTGCACAGGAGGACCCCGAAGCCAAGCGCGATGGGCGTTCCCTCTACAACGTGGCAGGCAAATACTACGGCGCCATCCTCGATCACCTGACCGGACCCAAGATGGGCGCGTCCGTCATAGTGCTGACACACATCATGCAGACGGGCGACACCGACGACCAAGGCAAGATCATTGGCAAGGCCCGTGACGTGCCCGTCGGCGTAGGCGTCAAGTTCTCCAAGAAGATGCAGACCTACTTCTCGGACATCTGGCACCTCGAAGTGGACCGCGCTGGCAACCGCTCTTTCAAGACGGCAGCCACTGACAAGGCTTCGCTTCGCACCTCTGCACCCAACCTCATCAAAGCAGTCGAACCCTTCGACCTCGCCTCGATGATGGATCGCCTCACCAAAGGAGCATGAGCCATGAGAGCAAAGAAACTTAAGGTGAGAAGTCTTTCTCCAGCTAGAGCAGAAGAAAACCACGTTAGAGGTAAACCGCAACGTCTCTGTTTGGAAGATCGTGATTACTATGCTTCGTTGCTTGCGCGCAAGAATCGCGAAGCGAAGGAACTCCTTGCTTACTTCCACAGCAGGTCCGTTGCAAAATAAGTTCCGGGTAAGACTTGACAGGGTGGTGGCCCGGATGTATACGCCATCCTGTTCCTATGTGAACGCAACCCTTATGGAGAACCCAGCCAATGGCTGACCTTTTTGACACCGTTATCAGCAACACCGCTTCGGATCGTCCGGCTTTCCGCCAGGCCCCGGCAGGCGACTATCTGGTGGCTGTTCGCAGCGCCAAGATCGTGAAGGCCAACAGCGGTACGCAGGGCATCGAGCTTGAGTTCACTGTCATGGAGCCGATGCACTCCGAAGACATGACGGGCGTGGACCTTTCTAAGTGCCGCCTCCGTGACACGCAGTGGGTCACCGACAAGACCCTGTCCT